GCCCTGGTAATTCAGGAGGACCAGGCTGCCCTGATGGGCAGTTTATGAATCCAGTTACCAAGAAGTGCATGCCTCGTAAGGGTGCTTTCAAGGGTAAGTCGGAAGAAGAGAACGCTGGTAAGCACAGAGATCTTACTCCGCAGCCTAAGGGTCGACCGGCCCGACTTTCCACTGACTGCCCCAAGGGTACTATTTGGAATGGCGATCGAAACGAATGTATTCCTCTAGACTCTTCTAAGAAGACCAAGTCTGATGTAGAAGAGGCAGAGCTTCCTGACTTCATTAAGAAGATTATCGAGAAGAAGAAGGGTAAAGATGGAAAGGACGGAGACAAGAAAGACAAGAAGAAGGGTGGTAAGCCTGACTTCTTGAAGAAGAAGAGTAAGTCAGATGAAGAAGACAGTACTACGAATATAAATGGCCCTGGTAATTCAGGAGGACCAGGCTGCCCTGATGGGCAGTTTATGAATCCAGTTACCAAGAAGTGCATGCCTCGTAAGGGTGCTTTCAAGGGTAAGTCGGAAGAAGAGAACGCTGCTACTGAAACTGGAAACAGAGAAGGACTAACTCCCGCTCCAGCAGGCAAAGTTAGACTTCCAAGTGATTGTCCACCGGACACCGCTTGGGATGCTAAGAACAAGATTTGTCGCCCGCTGGACTCGATGGATAAGAGTCGCCCAGACGGTGCCAGCCCTCAGAATCCGAAGAGCGTAGCTGAAGAGGATGTAGAGAATGTTGTAGAGAACATGTCTCTAGCGAGAATTATCTCTGAACTTGATGAAATTATTGCCGAAGTACTTGCAGAAGGTAGAACGGAGAAAGCAGGCGTGAAGGTGGTAGCCAAGGATCTTCCTAATGAGGCATTCCCACCTTCTCTCGTCAGCACCACCCGTCGTAGCCTGATGCACCACAGCCCAGACGTAACCGATCCTTATGATACCGCATCCGTAGATGTTCCTAGACTTAGGAACGCACTGGCTCGGTCATCTAGGATTGAAGGCTACGCTGAAAAGGCTGTCGCCGACGCACAGGAACATCTCCTGTGGCATGCGCGCCAGCTCGTATCGGCATATCTGGGAAAAGAGTAAGAGGATGGTCTGACAAAAGTCAGATAACTAATCCTCAGGAGTTCCATCCGCAGTGTAGACCTGAGGAGGTCTTTGACCCTAAGTCCGGTTCTTGTATTCCGTTTACTAACGTAGAAGGAGCAGAGCCGGTAGGTACATTAGAATGTCCGGAAGGTTATGTTCTTAATGACGCAGGTCTCTGCGCTCCGGATAGTCCTACATCACAGGCCCAGTTCAACGCACCTTTTGTACCCAGAAAGAAAGATATCCCGAAGAAGCTAAAGCCTAAGGGTAAGAAGGATCTTGAACCTTTAGAGGGACACGGCGGTTATCACTCGCCTAAGAAAAAGAAAAAGAAGAAAGTAACTGCCACTTCGCTGCTGGCAGAAATTAAGGAGGGCAGGAGCCCATGTGGGACCTCTTCACAGAGATATTCAAATCACATGGAGTAATAGCCCTTTTTGTAACAGGAGAGACGGCAGCGCTTGTTTATTTGTACAGGCAAGGACAGAAGAAACAAGAGCAGCTTGTCGCTCTCTATCGTGAGAGGGTCAAGGATGTGACCGAAAGTAAAGAGCGGTACGAAGAACTCGCTCATAAACTTGACGATTCCATAGACCTTTTGATAAAGGTCTTTAAGCGGAATTCAGAATAAAGTGGAGGATAGAAATCCGATGCAAAATATTGAATCAATGGAAGCCCTCGTGGTGGAGATTAAGAAAGAGACGAAGTCTTGCAGGGATAACACCCTGTCAAAGCTTAATGAGCTTTACAAAGTTCTACAAGAGGACGCAGAAAACTCAGAAGAGACTACCGCCTCGGCAACTGCCGAAGCCGAGTTGGGAGGATAATAATGGTCGAAGAGAATAAGGTTATAGTATACGCACCCATTGAGGTGGAAGAAAATGTAGAGAAGGCCGCAATGGAGAAAGCAGCTGTGCTCGCTTTCCCCGATGAAAAGCAAACCGATCTTCAATACATGCGCTCTTGTTTGGTTTCTGCAGGAACCAATAAGAATGGTGCTCACTTTCTACCATCAGAGATGATGAAGGCGCACAATACTGTGGTACATAAAGCAATCGACATCGAGCACGATGAAGAGAAAGTCATTGGTCATATTTATGAATGCGCTTATATGTACAAGGACGGTACTCAGTTTGATCCTCTAGTAGTTATGGCAGACTACGAATCGGCTTCTCGTAATTTGGATGAAGTAGATATGGATATTGCGGTAGCGGGTGTAATCCATAAGATGCGCTTCCCTGAGTATGCAGAAGAAATTGCTGCAGGCGAGTGGAAGGTAAGTATGGAGTGCTTCTTCAAGGACTTTGATATTAAGATTGGAGACATTATAATTACGCGTGACGAAGCTAAGGCGTTGGGTTATGATCCTTCCGAACTCATTGGCGGCTTCGTAAAGGTAATAGCAGGACATAAGGAGATGGGTGTCCGTCAGGTATCCCGTGTTCTACGTCACATTACTTTTAGTGGTATGGGTATCGTAAAGAATCCAGCTAACCCTCATTCCATTATTATGGAGACAGCAGCTCGTAAGGAGATGATGGAAAAGGGAGAGCAGGTTGTGGACCTGGAGATGATTGATAACCTTCGGGGACACAAAGTTGTACTATCTGAGAACGCTGGGGAAACCCAGGTTGACAAGGAGGTCGAAGTGTCAGATAATTTAGTAGAAGTTTCTAACGCTTCGACAGATGAGGAAACTCCTAAGCTCTATCTTGAGCTAGACGAGGAGACCGGAGGAATCAGCAGAGTACTTACGGTTAGCCCTAATAAGGAAGTAGCTGCTCGTTGGAGCGGTGGTGGTCTTCCTGGACCAGGCGGTGTCATGAGCAGTCCTGACAGCCTCTGCATTAGCTTTAAGAAGAGACTAACCAAGTACAACGCGCTAGACCAGTCTGAGGGCGTAGTTATTCAAGAGCACTGGTGTGCTCTATTTGAAGAGCGCTGCCCTGTTATTGGCGCAACTGCTAAGGCACCTGAGTGCCTCCGAAACCAGAGAAACGCTGTGACTAAGGATCCTGACGATACGACCATTACCAAGACTATTAGAGAGCATGTTGATAATGCTCCTGGTAATACGTTTACTACTGTTCTAACCAAGCCGGTTATGACTAAGGATGCCGCAGGCACATCGCCTCTAGCTACCCGAGCAGAGCAGATCTCCCACATTCGTGAGGAAGCACAGTCCCTACGTAACTCTCTCCGAGAGTTCGAGATTGAGACTGAAAAAAAAAATTCGTAATTAGCAGCCAGTCAATTGATGCTTCTTCCGTAGTTTCCGAAAATTCTGTCGAAAGATTCAGACACAAAATAGATGCATTTAAGAAAGCACAGGAGTTAAATCCTCAGGCCGATAGACAGAAGGTCTCGGGTTTCCTCCTACTTGTTGGTACCGGTCCCACCGTGGTAGACGCAGGTTCTGACAGGGAAAAAGCGATTGAGCAAGCCGTTGAGCTTCTCAACGAACAAGACACTATTGTCTTCTTATCAAAGATGGTAGCAAATATAGGTGAATCCGTTGTAACAAAGGATCAGCTCATATTGACTAGAAAGGAGGAGTAAGATGGCAAAATTAGGAGCAATGGCAAGACTCAGAAAGAGACGAGCCGCTAGACTAGAAGCGAAGAGACAAGCTGCTATCGCAGCTCTTCCACCTGCACCGGAACCAGAGCCGGCGGTAGACCCTAAGATGCTGGAAGGTGTTCGTGAGCAGGTAAAAGCTGCACATAAGATGGCGCGAAGCGCATTCCGGGCCCCTAAGTTGGTTAGGTCCGGTCGAGCAGATGTACTTAAGGCAGAAGCAGTTGAGAAAGAAGCGGTACTTGTAAAGATGGAAGCAGCAGCCGCTGCTCCAGTAGTAGTCGTACCTGACGTGAAGGTAGCTTTGAACGTTTTTGATCAGGCAGTAGTTGTTCTTACTGTAGGTGCCGAGATCCTTAAGATCAGTAAGTGGTATGCAGTAGGTGGTGCCGCTGTTGTTGCTGGACTTTACTTCCTTGCTGAGAAGCAGGGTTGGTTAGACTTTCTTAACTAATACTTCGCTCTGTTTGATAACATCATATAGAGCACAAGGTGTCCCTCTGTAGAGGGAGCTTCGATTCACATAGAGATTTTGTTTGGCATGCCCTTCCCTTGTGAACGATGCAAATCACCCCATTATTAAAATAAACTCATGAGTAACAAGAATAAAAGGAGGAGATAAAATGGCAAAGCCAGATCTACAAGCAGTATATGTCAAACCCGACGATGGTACTCTTCGCAGATTGGACGGTAAATTAGGACTAAAGCACGCGTTCGAAAACCTTCCAGTATTTGCTAACAACTCAGCTGCGATCTCTGGAGGCCTCGAATTTGGCGACCTTTACAGCACGGCTGCAGGATCAGTACAAGTTGTAGTAGTAACTTAAGTTTTAAGAATTAGGTTTTTGATTTTCCGGATTATAAATCAAGGAATAGGACACGGAGTAGATGAGAGGAAGCGTGACACAAAGCGCACGCCAAGGCATATAACAAGTTAGGTCGGGGGACTAAACTTTTATGGCCAATATAAAACTCTATTAAAGGAGGAAGAGCGACCATGACAAAAGTTATTGAAATGACTCCTGAAGAGTTCAACACAGCAGTTCAGGCTAAGGTCGACGAGGCACTATCTTCTAAGGAAGAAGCGCACGCACGGCAAGAAGCCGAGGACGCTCTCACCGAAGCAAAGGCAACTTTCGAAAAGCTACGCGCGGCCCTTGAGGCGAAGGACGCGAAGATTGCTGAGTACGAAGAAGCACTAGCTAAGCTGGATACCAATGCCCCTTCGGAGGCAGAAGTTGCAGCTAATGAGAGGACCGTTGAACTTGAGGCGACGATTGAAACACTATCCCGCCGATCAGAGGTAGCTGAGGCTGCCCTGGAGACGCTCGCTCGTGAAGAGACCGCTGCCGGACGTATGTCCGACCTGGAAGACGAAGGTGTCGCTCTAGAGGGCGATGAAGCTGAGCGTCAGTATGCTAAGGTCCGTGGTTTCGACGACGAATCATTTGAAGCATACAAGAGCGAACTTGTAGCTCTAAAAAACAAGTACGCATCCTCTTCTGAAGAAGAAGGAGAAGACTCCGAGGTCGAATTGGCAGAGCAGGAAGTTGCTGCGATTGCTGAGTCCCTTGGTTGTGATCCGAAAGACGAAAAGTGCGTATCTATGGTACGCGACGTTGCTAACGCGATGAATCAGGTTACTCGCGACCGCCGAGCCCCAGCAGCTGAAGAAGCCGCTGAGGAAAAGGTAGTTGAGGGTACCGAATCATCTGAAGAAGCAGCAGCAGAGCCGAATAAGGAGACCGCTTCTACGAAGAAGCTTTCTCTTGGTGATGCAATCACGATGTCTATGGATCAAGAGATCCAGGCCCCGCCTGGTCTCAAAGCTGAGCTTGCCCAAGCATGGGAAGAGCGCTATGCTGCAAAGCATGGTGACAAAAACTAATAGGAGGAAATGAGACATGGTATTCATTCCACGCGATCCAGTAATGCAGAACCAGTTTCTTGTTCACGACAGTGACAAGGGCTCCACTGCAACTGCAGGTGCTGTTGTCTCCCTCTCTGCTAGCGAAAAGGTAGAAGTCGTAAGTGGAACCAACACTACACCTTATGGTTTCCTCATGCAGAACGTGAAGGCTGAGTCTTCGGCTCACCCCACCGGGTTTAGACTTCCTGGTGATTTGGGTAGCTCGGACGCGTTTACCGGTGATCCGGTAGGCGTAGCACATCTTGGTCTGTATGATACTACTTTCTACGACACCTCGGATACTTTTACCGCAGGTGACGCCCTGTACTCTGATGATGAAGGTAAAGTTACCGTTAATCAGGGTTCAGACGCTCTAGCAGTGCAGGTTGCGACCGCACAAAACACACTAGACTCCGACGCTGTAGCAGCAGGTGAGTCTTTGAGGATTAAACTACTAATCTAACCCAAAGGAGGATTCTATCATGGATAGAACCAAGCTACAGGAAATGTTTCACGCAACTGCAGCTATCGATACTCCTGAGGGTATCGAGGCGTATAAGGCATTTGCACAGGCATTGACGGTCCCGATTCTCCAGGAGATTCGAGACGCTTCTATTATGCGACAGCTATTTGCTGTGGAGCGACTAGCTCCAGGTGCACAGGCCGTTTACCCAGTTGCTGACGACTTCGATGTACCGGTATTCGTACTTCCGGGACTCGGATATATCGCACAGAACTTCATTGAGGGTGTTGGTGAGGAAGTGTACGTACCTACTTTCTCCATCTCCGTTTCGGCGGACTGGAAGGTAACGTATGCACGCGACTCACGCATCGATATCCCTGAGCGAGCAGCTCGAAATGCAGCACGCGCTATTGCAGACTACGAGGAGGAGTCCGGTTGGCGAGTAATCGTCCCCGGCGCTACCACGAATTTCTCGGGTCAGGGCCTACTCGGTCCGCGCAATGCGCCAATATTCCAGGTACCCGGTGGAAGCACTGGCGAGAAGTTCCTCTCGAAGGAACTCTTGAACCTGATGATGGTGGGCATGAAGCGAACCCGCCGAAGCCTTACCGATCTTTATATTTCGCCTGAGGACGCCGCTGACATTCGTGAGTGGACCGATACTCAGGTAGACCCAATCACCCGCCGAGAGATCTTCACGGCTGCTGGTATGGGTGCGATCTGGAACGTTAACCTACACGAAGTATTCCAACTTGGTGCAACGGGTCGATTCAACATCAACTCGAATGACACTACGTTTGGTATCTTCCAGGTCGACGGCGGAGGTGAATTCAACGATTACGATCCTACTAATGAGAACGTTGTAGATTCCAACGGTGCAGTAACGACCGCTGGTGAGACTCAGGTCTTCGGATTTGATCTCTCCGTCAACGACTCTCTTGTTATGCCAGTACGAAAGGAGTTCGAGGCGCACGATGACCCGACTCTTCTCCGACAGCAGAAGCAGGGATTCTTCGGATGGGAGGAAGTTGGTTTTGCACTTCTCGACAGCCGAATGGTTCAGATGGGTGTTATCGACCGAAGCTAATTTTTGCGTTAATCCCCTTGGGAGGGAGGTGCGCAAGCGCTTCTCTCCCTCTGGGAGCAAGGGAATAAGGGGACTAATAGCCGGCAAGGATTCAACAAGCTATGTCCTCGCTGGCTTTTTTTTAAGTCCCACAAGTATAGTATCGCCAGGGGCTGGTTTGTCCTAGGTTAAATTGAAGTCTCCCCGCTTCATGCCGGTCCCTGGCCCAAGAAAACAAAGGAGAAAAGGTATGAACACCCATACACTATATGACGAGGCTACACGCCACGAGTATATTGACTCCAATGCTACCACCGTTCTCGCAACAGGTACGTCTAAGATTTTCAGAGTTGTGGTAAACGGAGGCAGCTCCGCAGCAGGAACGATTACTATTTACAACAATGCATCTGCCAACGGTTTGATTATTGCAATTATAGACGTGGCGACTGCTCGCGGAAATTCCTTAGAATTTGGATTCGCATTCCCTAACATTAACGGATTGACTATACTAACTGAGTCATTTGCTAATGGAGCAAATTGTACTATAGTTTACCAGTAAGGAGAATTAGATGTTGCTTTACGTATTATTGATTTTTGTATTAGCTTTTGCCACAGAGGCAACGGTTGAGTTGTTGGTTAAGTCCAAGTTCTTTGAGCACCCCAGACAGTTTTTGTCTAGGTGGTCTTGGTTAAAGGCGCTGATTAACTGTGGTTACTGCACCTCTGTGTGGGTAGCCCTGGGTTTTATCAACGCTGTTCCGATAGCGGTTTTACCGCTCTCCGACTTGCCCTTTGTAAATGTTATAGCGACTCTATTAGTGGTACAACGTCTCTCCAACATCATGCACAACGTGATCGATAAATGGACGGATAAATATTATGACGTACGTTACGTTAACACGGATAAGAGTTAGGAAAAGGAGTATTAGATGAAAGGTTTTCTTAAGAACGAAACAGGAACATCGGTATTTAAACTGCAGCGCCAGATTCCCATTAACGGTATGCTTTCTTTTGACGACGCGTATCTCTCAATAGGTGAGAAGAGTGGGAAGAAAGAAGGACCTACGTTTGTGAAGTGGTTGAAAGAGAATCCTTTTGCCGCTGATGGTTGGGTCTTCTATAAGGAAGAAGGTGTTCTTTTCTTTGCAGCTAAGAAAGCTGAGAAGAGTACGCCAGAGGGCAAGGAGCCTGAGGTCGTAGAATTACCTAAGCCTAAGATCGGAAAGATTGCTCCCGCTAGGGGAGCAGGTCGTAAGCTTGCCAAGCAGCAGCAAGTCAAGGAAAGCGCTGTTACTGCAGGAACGATCATTGAGGCAGATATTCCTCAAGCTAAGGAGATGATTGAGAAGACAAAAAGCCGCGCAACTTTGAAGCGTGCTCTAGGTTTAGCTAATCATTTTTCTCACAAAGAAGAACACAGACGCCTCATACAGAGAAGATTGGAGGAAGTCTACTAAGGGAGGAGTTCGAATAAATGTCTGTCCTCAAGCCAATTATTGATAGTATCGTAAATGGTACTCTAACAATCAGCGCCCCCTCCAACGCGGCAGTGGGGACTCTCTTCGATACGATTAGGATCTTTAGAGCTACGGGTGTTAACGGGCCTTACAGCCTCCTGGCTGAGATTGATTTTGCGTCGCCTGCCACTTATTGTGATTTGACCAGTACACCACAGCTGTACTACAAGGCACAGTATTTCGATAGTACCACAATGGTATCCAGCGTGTTCTCGGAAGTGGCTCAGGAGACTGGTATTTTCTCCGAGTACACTGTACCTGAGAGTACCGCTACATACCCTCCTGAGATCGCTCTAAGCGACGATGACAGGCTTATTGTTGAATCTATTCGTCTCACCCTGGGTGACAGCGGATTGATCGAGAGAGACCTTTACAGCGCGTCTGATCCCCAGTCTAATGCGGCATGCGCCGCTCAGATTGATCCAGACGGATGTACATGGGAGCTAGAGGAGTGGAAAGGGTGGCCTCAAAGGGTTCTGCTCAATGGTGTTGAAAAGACCGATATCAATGACCCTCAGGTTATTGGTTATCGCTATCTCTCTTTTAGTGGTACTTCACCGTGCATTACAGGGTCTTTAGACGTATACTACAACCACTTTAGATTCTCTGATCGAGAGATTCTAATGGCATACGATCGCGCTAGAAATCTACTAGTCTCCTGTGGTTTATCTGAAGCCGCTATTACTACAGAGATGAGGATCATGCAGGCTTCTATTCTCCTACTAGAAGGTGAGATTAGAGACGTGTCTTCTGGAGGATTCAAGATCGTAGATGGAGATACTACTTATGATAATACCTCCATGATTCGTTCGCGAACTGAAGATCTAACGGACCTTAAGAGAAAGATGGACTATATTATTGAGTGTGCTAGGTACGCAGCTGCGTATAACATTACTGGTTGTAGAGTAGAGTAATGCCAAAGAAACTAATAACTAGGAAG